TGACGCATCGTCTTCCCTCCAAGCGACGTCCCTAATGACGTCGCTACGGACGGAAGCTACAGATCGCACCCGCCCATGGAAGGCGGCCCAAACCGGCCGGTTACAATTGCACCAACAAAGATGATGCGAAACGACGGGCCCGGATGCACTAGCCTGAGACAGATGCGCTCCGGAATTTCCATCGATGTCAGAGTGATACGAGACGCATCGACACGGCATGCGACAAGGTATTGGCGGAAGGGGTGGGATTCGAACCCACGGAACCTCTCGGTTCAACGGTTTTCAAGACCGCCGCAATCGACCACTCTGCCACCCTTCCCATCAATGACTTAGCGGGTTTTTGGGGGTGCGTGTTACACCCCATGTTACAATTTCGTTCCCGTTTCCGCCTTCGCCCGCGCCCGCAAGAGAAGGTCCAGGACGGCATCCGGGTCGGATAGGGTTGCCGCATAGTCTTCGATGACGCCTTGCGCGTAGTGGAGCGACCAGCCCATGGCAACCGCAATCTGGTTGAGCGATGCGCCCGCGTGCAAGAGCGCGCTGGCCGCCGTGCCCCTGCAGTCATAGAGGCGCAGATCCTCGCGCAGCTCGCACGCGCGGCGGATTTCCTTCACCTTCCGCGAGAGGTATCCGGGATCGATCGGGCGGCCGGCCTCGGTCGTGAAGATGAGGAGCCGGCCCGGCGGTGTCTCGTCGATCACGCCCGCCATCGCCGGGCTGACCGGCACCACCGCCATTCGCCCGCGCTTGCCCGTTCGGATGCGGATCGCGCGCCCGCGCGGGCTCGCCTCAATATGCGCGCGGCTGAGGCGGACCAGATCACCCGGCCGGAGCCCGGTCTCGCAGGCGCCGATGAAGGCGCGGCGCACCCAATCGGGCGCGGCCTTCTCGATCGCGGCGCGTTCGTCGGGGGTCCACACAATCTCGGCGCGGCGCGTGCGGTGGTAGACCTTCCCGCCATCGCGGAAATGGTGGGCATCGAGGAGCCCGCGCTTGTAGGCCCAGGAGACGACGCGGCGCAGCACCGCCCATGCCTGGTGCGCCTGCTTGCCGCGCCACTGGTCGCGCAAGGCCATGGCGACGGCGCGGATCTCCGGCCGCTCGAACGCGCCCTTGGGCGCGGTGCCGAATTTCTCGCGCGCGCGATCGCCCCAAAGGCGATAGTCGGCCCTGGTCCGGGCGCCGAGCGCCGCAAAATCCGCCGAGGCGTAGAACGCGGTGATGATGCCGCCGAAGGTGGCGGGGCTTTGGGTCTTCGCGGCAAGGGGGTGCTCGCCGCTCCGCGCGGCGAGGAAACGGCGCTCATATTCGGGCGATCCGGGCGCGCAGTCATCCCCGGTCTTCCAAAAGAGCGACCCGCGCAGGCCGCGCACCCGGTGATATTCGACGACCCGCCCGCCGGCCAGCCGGCGCCGGAAGACGTGCACGCCCTTAATCTTGCCGCGCCTCGCAACCATGTTCCGCAAACCATTTCTCAACGGGATCAGACGAGCCTATCGCCTTGCCGCCGACAATCAAGCGCACCGTGGCGCCTTCGATCTCGACCGCGCGGACGCTGAGGCCCTGGCCCTCCACAGCCCGGATCGCCCGCGTAATGACGGCTTTCGTGGGCGGCGTCATGGCGCCGCGCCCTCTTGCCGCGCGGCGCGCCGCATCTCGGCGATGGAGCCATGGGTCGCGCGCAGGGCCTTGAGCTGGCGCCAGCCCCAAGCGCGAATGATCCGCTCGCGGTCTCTGCGGTGGGCCTCTTCTAAGAATGCAAGCCGAGATGCGATATCGATCCGGCAGGTCGCCATGGCGATGAGGTCCTCGATCCGGTCGGCCTCAAGGGCGGTGATGCGATGCGTCATTCGTCCACCTCCGCCGCCGCCTCCGGCGGGCCCATCTCGGCGCGTGCCAGCAATTGCCGCGTGACCGCCGCGCGGCCCGCCGCCGCCTGCGCGCGATCGGGGCTGGTGTCGGCAGCGCTGATCCTCTCATCGGTGCGCGCGCTGAGGGCGAGGCTCTCGAGGATGACATCCGCCTCCTCATCCGTCATGCTTGCGCAGGCGAGTGCCAGTCGGCCGGGGCCCCTGTCCGCCTTGATGCGGATCAAGGCGTGGCTGCGCGATTGGGCGAGGATGGCGTTTTCGGTGCGGTGCGCGTCTTTCGGGTGCTGCGCGCGGCCGCAATCGGCTTTTCTCAAGCGGGGTTTGAAAGGATAGATCATGGATTTAGTGATCCTTTGGATTGTGTTCGCCTGTGTTGCGGGGTGGGTAAGCGCCCAGCAGGGGCGCGGCTTCCTCCTGGGGTTCATCGTCTCAATCCTGCTTTCGCCGATCGTCGGGCTGATCGTCGTTTTCGCGCTCGGCAAAGGGGAGGCGCGGCGCCGGGCCGAGATCGCCGCCGAGGAGCGTGCGCGCGCCGCCATCCGCGCCGAAATAGAGGCTGAGAAGAGCGCCGGTCGCGGGCCGTGATCGCCCGCCCAAGGCGGTAAGGATTTCCTCGACCGGAAGCGCTATTATTCCCTCGCCGCCGCAGAGCGCGCACGCCGCCGATGTGTCGGCCGAGATGCGCCAGCCGAAGAGCGGGAGCGGGGGGGGGCTGGGCTGACCGCGGGCGCGCCGGGCGCTCAGAGGAGGGACGTTATCCCCAGCTGGGTTTGGGTGCAGCTCTGCGGTGCCGCTGCCTTGGCAGGCGGGGCAGGGGCGCCCGTTGCCGGCCGGAAATTTGTTGACCATGTGTTTTTCCTTTCAAGTGCCGCCCCATCCGCGCCGCGCCCAGGCTTTCCCGGCCTCGCCGGACCACAACCGCCTCGCCTCGCCCCGCCGAGCCCAGCCGGGCCCAGCCAGGCCACGCCACAACCGCCGAGCCGTGCCGAGCCTTGCCAGGCCCCGCCTCGCCTCGCCTCGCCTCGCCTCGCCTTGCCGTGCCATAACCGCCTCGCCCCGCCGTGCCGAGCCTAGCCCAGCCTGGCCTCGCCCGGCCGTGCCGTAACCGCCTCGCCCCGCCGTGCCGAGCCTAGCCGTGCCCAGCCTGGCCTGGCCACGCCACAACCGCCGAGCCTTGCCAAGCCGCGCCGGGCCCCGCCATAACCGCCTTGACATGCCCCATTGGGGGCCTTCCGGGCGCGGGCGCCCGCGCCCGGCACCGTCGATCACTCCGCCGCGATGGCCCGCGGCTCGATCAATTGCGGGAACCTTTTGGCCGCCTCGCTTTCGTACCAAGAGAGGATCTCCGCCGTGTCGTCATCGAAGAGGGCGGGGTTCGCCATCGCCGCCACTTGCGCAGCACGGCCGCCTTCCGCCCGGATGCGCGCCATGGTGGCGTCGTCCTCGTCCACCAGATCGAACAGACCGAAATCGCCCGAGCCTTTTTCCTGGCGCCAGTCGCCGATGCCGTAATAGCGCCCCGCGCCGATCACAAGCTGAGCGATGGTGCTGGCGGTGAGCTGGGGCTCGGGGAAATCGATTGTGAAGCTCGCCGTCCATTCGCGCAGGATCGCGCGGGAGCGGATGTCGGGCGTTTTCGCCATATCTGCCGTTCGGACGACTGAGATCAGTATCTCCGGCACCCCAAAGACGGAGACATGCTGGTCCGCGATGCGGATCATGCGCTGGATGACCGCGCGCTTGGCTGTGCCCGGCATGTCGATCGCCGCCGCGGCGATGGCCTTTTTGAGGGCCACGGGCGGCATGTAGAGCAGCGTCTCGGTGTCGGCGCGCTCGCGATGCGCATAGGGAGATTCGCGAAACTCGGCGTAAACGTCATGCTTCGGCGCCGAGTTCTTCTCGGCCGCCGTCTTGCGGCCCGAGGGCAGCAGGAGATGCCGCTTCGCCTTCTCGGTCATCCGGTTGAAGATGAGCGGGGTCTTTCCCACGATGTGGTAGCGCGCGCGTCCCTCGCGAAAAGCCATCACCTCGATCGCGGCATTCTCGGATTTCACTTTGGTCGTTGTCATTTGGGTCTCTCCTCAGGCTGTGGTCAGGGTGGGGGTGAGCGTTGCGGCCGCCTCGCGGGCGCTGTTGGCCATGGCCTCGATGGCCTCGGCGTGATCGGCGAAGCCGAGCGCCGCGGCGGCGCCGGCCGTGCGGTCGAGAAGCCCGCCAAGGCGGCGAAGCTCGCCGACAAGGGCGCTGCGCTGATCGGGGGCCGACAGCGCATCGGCGCGCCGATATCCGGCATCGCCGCCATGGCGCCCTGGGTCGCGCAAGTATCGCGGGATCTGATAGAGCCGCTTGGAGGTCTCGACCGTGACGCGGTAGCGCTTGATGAGCCCGCGGGCCTGGTCGATCCGGTGAAGATGCCCGGCGCGCGCGTCATCCCATTCGAAATAGTCGTGCAGAATGTGCTGCGGGCTTCTCGCGGCCTCGATCACATCCTTCGGCAGCAGCGTGCCGTCTGGGTGCTCAAGCTCTTTGAGCGCCTCGCCGATCTGTTCTGGTGTCATCCGTCATCGTCCTTTCCAAATCCCGTTTCTTGGATGCCCGGCGGAGGCGAAGGGAGGCGCCCCCGCCGGGCTTGGGCCGCCGGCATCGCCGCGGCCCGCACGCGCGCCGCCTGGGGCATGTGCGGCGCTGCGTGATCTTGATGAGATCGAGGGCGCTCCCTCGGCTCATGCGGAAGACGTTAGGGGACTTATTGTCCCAAAGCAAGCGAAAAAGGTGACCCCCTGTCCCAGCGCCCGAGCGAATCTCTGGACAGGCCGTCCCTCTCGCGTTAGGCAAATTGAGGGTCTACAGGGTGGGATTTCACAGATGAATTTGCGTTTGATGGCGGAGTGTGTCCGCCGGGGGATGAGCTACGACCGCGGCCTCAAGGTGTCGAAGCGCCGCAGGATTTCGGATCGCAAGGGCTGCTCGATCCCATCCGGCCGGCCGCGATACAGCCAATCCAAGGTGATGCCATATCGGTCGCAAAAGCGAACCGCGATGTAATCGGGCAGCAGCCGCTGGCCGAGCTCGTATTTGGTCAGCGCCGATCGGTCGATTTCGAGGTCGTCGGCAAGGTGCATGCGCACATCGAAGCCCACGGCGAGCCGCGCGGCGGTCAGGCGCAATCCGACTTGAGTGGGCTTCATCGACGTGGGTGCCTGGCTGTTTCTCGATTTGCGCGTGTCTGTCATGCGGGCCAACTTGCCCCAGGAGTTTTTTTTCGGCTAACGCCAATTCGGCCCGCTTGACAGTGGGGACCGTTTGTCCAAATGTCGGCGCATGACCGCTCGCGACATCATCAATCTGTGGCCCTCAATGCGTGCTCTTGCCGACGACATCTTGGAGAGCCACGACGTGGTGCGCAAATGGGCGCAGCGCGGGCGGATCCCCGGCCACGCCGATCTTAAGATCATCGCGGCTGCCGGCCGCCGCGGCTTTTGCCTGACCCATGAGGCGCTGGCCGGCACGCGGAGTCGGTCAGCCTCGGCGCCGCCCCGAAAAGGCGAGGCGGCGTGATGGCGGGTGGTGGGCTTCTGGCGGAGTGCATGGGCGCGGGGCCCTCCCAGATCGGTCCTGTCGTGTCGCATGACAGTGATGGATCAAGGAGCGTTCCCATGTCTGGGAAAATCGAACACGCCTTTTTGATGATTTGGCAGGATTTCTGCCGAACCACCTGGCCCTCCGCGAAAGCCATGCAGCGCGAGACGGGCTGGTCGCTTTCGACATGCTATCGCTATCGCGGCGAGGGCGGCGAGCAGAGCCGCCCCTCCGCGGCCCGGTTCGAAGCGGTTCGCATCCGCCATCCGAGGAAATGGGAGATGGCTGTCAGCGCCGCCGCCCGGTCGACCCTTGGGGAGGCGCGAAAGTGAGCCATCTGCCATGGATCGAGCGCTGTCTTGGCGTCGCCATATGGCGCACGCTTCTCGTGTTGCACCTGTCGATTTCGGCGCTGCTCTATCCCGCGATCAAGGCGCGTGACGCACTTGCCGCCATGGCGGTGTGGGCGCGCGCGCTCATCGGCCGGAGGGGCGAGTGACATCGCGCGCCGCCATATCGCTCGACCGCGCCGCCGCCTCAGTGCCGCCCCTTTGCGCGCATCCCGGCTGCGGGCGCCCGGCGCCTTTCGGTTTCGGCCCGCCCGGATGGCGGGCGCCCTTTTCTGCCTGCGCCCAGCATGTGCCTTGGGCGGAGGCACGGCGAGATCGGGGATCGGCCCATTCTCCAAGTGTGTCGCAGCACTTCAAAAAGTCGGATCGCGAGCCTGACGCTGCCCCGAACACCTCAAGTGGCGGCGGGCTCTTGGCGCAACAGCCCGGGGCTGATGGCAACCATCATGCGGGCCAATCCGACGGTCGCGCGCCCGGCGGGGGCGAGACCCCGCCAATCGTTCAGCCGGATCTTTTCGGGCGGAGCTGATGGATGGCGGGGGGGCAGGTCCGGCCGATCTCGGCCGCACGTTGTGGCGTGAGGTTCGCGTTCATCTTCTCCGCGCTGAGGCCGGGCAAGATCCGCTCGCCGAGGCCGATGCCATCGGCGCGCTTCTTAAGAGGCTCGCCCATGGCGAGCGGGTGACGCTCGCCATGGGGGCGCTCGCCGCCTTGCCGCGCCGCTCGGCCTATGAAGTGGCGGCCTGGGCTGTCGATGCCACTGGGCCGGCGGGGCAGCCCTTGCCGCTTTGGGTCGGCATGGAGACCCATGCAGAGGCGGCGGCGGATTGGGCGCGCTTTGCCACACTTCACGAGCGCAAGGCCTATGTCGCCGCGATTTTCAAATCCCTCTCGGATGACGACAAGCGCGGCTTCCTCAGTTTCGCGCAAAAGGTGATCGGGTGACCGAGTGGGACGCCGCCTATGACGCCGCCGATCTCGACGCGGCCGGCGCGCCGAGCCTCATCACCCGCGCCGGCTGGCCGCGCACCGATCTCGGTAATGCTCGGCGCCTGGCCGCCGCCAATGGCGATCGGATGATCCACATCCGCACGCGCGGATGGGCGGTGTGGGTCGGGTCGCATTTCGAGGCGGAGGCGGGCGAGGTGCTTGCCAATCGCCGCGCCCAGGCGCTCTCAAAGCTGATCGAGGACGAGGCTGCCGCCATCGACGCGGCCGGCCCCACCGAGGCGGACGAGGCTGCCGCCAGGCGCGAGGTCGAGAGGCTGCAGCTCGGCGAGGCCGTCGCAGATCGCGCGAAATCGATCCACGCCAAGCGGGTAGCCGCGCATCGCAAATTCGCGCGGGACTGCGAGAGCCGCGCCAAGATGGGCGCGGCGCTCGATCAGATGCGCTGGATCGATGGCATCAGCACCGAGCCGAAGGCGATCGATGCGCGCACCATGGTTCTCAACCTCGCCAATGGCCGGCTCGATCTTTCGCGCCTCGTGCTTGGCGAGGCGATGGAGCCCGAGGAGGTGGTCGAGGCGGCCGGCGAGGCGCTGGGCCCGCATGCCCCCGCAGATCGCGCGACGATATGCGCCCCGGTGCGGTTCGATCCGCGCGGTGCGGCGCCGCGCTGGCAAGCCTTCCTCGATATGATCCAGCCAGATCCAGACACGCAGGCCTATCTGCGCCGCGTGGCGGGCTATTGCCTCACGGGCTCGATCGCCGAGCAGTGCTGTTTCATGCTGCAGGGCGAGGGCGCGAACGGAAAATCGACGATTATCTCGGCGCTTTCCCGGATTGTCGGGCCTTATGCAGGCTCGATCAAGATCCAGTCTTTTCTACGCGCCCGCAGCGGCGATGGCGCGGGCGCGACGCCCGACATCGCGCGCGTTCCTGGAATGCGGATCTTGCGCGCCTCGGAGCCCCGCACGGGCGACGAGCTCGATGAGAGCAAGATCAAGGAGTTCACGGGCGGTGAGCCGCTTCTCGCCCGGCACCTCAATGAAGGCTTCTTTGAGTTTACGCCCCAGGCGAAGCTCTTTGTGAGTTTCAATCGCGCGCCCAAGATTAAGAGCCATGACGAGGGCACATGGCGCCGGATCCATGTGATTCCATTCGCCCAGACCATCCCGCGCGAGGTGCGCCGGCCGATGGACGTGGTTCTCGCGGATTTTATGGATGAGGCCCCCGGGATCCTCAACTGGGCGCTGCAGGGCTTTGCAGATTGGCGCCGCGCCGGGCTTGGGCGGCCCGCTGAGATCGAGAACGCGAGTCGGGAGCTGCGCGAGGCGAGCGATCTTATCGGCCAGTTTCTGCGCGATTGCTGCGATCGCGCGCCGGACTATCGCGTCTCTTTCAGGGCGTTGCGCGCCGTCGCTGATGGCTGGTGGGAGGCGCAGGGTTTGCAGAAACCTTCGGCCCAAATGCTGGGGCGCGAGATGGGCCACCGCTTTCTCCGCGGCGCAGCGGGAAAGGCGTCGGATCGGATCTATCACGGGCTGAGGATCAAGATGCCGGGCGACGAGACACGGCCCGACGCGCTCGGCAAATGGCTCGATGTCTCGGGCGTTCGGGATAATGGCGGCGCGCCCTGAGAAGGGGTGGCCGCGTGCGTTTAGGGATGGTTACAATGCATAAATATCACGGTCGCACGCGCGGTTTGATCCCGGTGATCCTCGAGAGCCCTTATCGCGGCGATCGGGCGCGCAATCTTGCCTATGCCCGCGCGGCGGTGGCCGATTGCTTGGCGCACGGGTTTGCCGCGCTTGGCAGCCATCTCTACTGGCCCCAGCTTCTCGATGATGACGTGCCGGCCGAGCGGGCGCTTGGCATGGCCGCCGGCGCGGCCTGGTGGTCGCAAGCCGATCTTGTGGTGGTTTATAGGGATTTCGGAATCACCGGAGGCATGGCCTGGGCCATCGCGCGCCATAGGGCCGATGGCCGGGCCATCTGGCATCGCTGCCTGGCGGTGAACGATCCGTTTTGGACGGATTTTCCGCGCCCCTCCGGCCAGCGGGGCTGAGATGCTGGGAGATGGCAAAAACCTTACGATATCAATGCGTGCCGAACGATGTGCCGCGATCTCGGAACGATATGGGGTGTTTGATCGTTCGGGCGCGGGGTTTGGGCATCAAGCGGACCGGTCGGCGGGAGCCATCTCGGGTGGGTTTTGGTTTTCGATCGTTCCGATCATCCCGACATCGTTCTGCATGAAACCCCAATGAAATCAATGGGTGCCGAACGATCCGAACGATCCGAACGATATTTGACAATGACAGTCGAATTCTGTTCTGAGGCATCATTCCATCTCAGAAGTCAAGTTTTCCTTTCATAGTGCTTTGATCGTTCAGATCGTTCGGATGGTATTGAAAGGAAAAGAGAATGTCTAAAAAAAACGTTCTGAGAGAAGGGGTCCTGAAGGGGGCTCCTGACTGGCGGCCAGGCCGGGCCGTCGTAGGGCTTTCCTCAAAGGAAGCGCGCGCCCTTCGGCGAGAGATGGAAGGGCGGGCACTCGGCGCCGACACGCGGCTCGCCAGGGGCTGGGACGGCGGCGTCGCGGTCGAGATGTGGTGCGATCTGGCGGATGGCGCCTGGGGCTGGGTGCAGGTCTATCGTTTCGCGACCGTCGGCGACGCGGAGACGTGGCGGCGCATGCGGCGCGAGCAGGCGGCGTTGGATCTGGCGCTTGCCTTTCCCGAATCGGGCGATGAGGCGGTGGGGCCTGGCCCCGTGCGGGCGTTCGGCGCGGGCCCGGCGCATCTCTCTGAGGCGCCTGTCAGCGTCTATGACGCCAAGACGGATGGCGTCGTCACGATGATGCAGCCCGTGATTCGCCGTGGGGCGCGGGGCGGTGTGTCGGCGTTGCCCGAGGATCTGCGCGCGGTTGCGCGCCGCTATGCGGATCTTGTGGAACGGCTGGCGAGCCCGACCCTGCCGCAGCATGGCAACGGTGGCGGTTCTGGGTGTGGCGGCGGGCGCGGGGCTGGGGTCTCCGATGGCGGCGCCGCGGCGCGCTGCGGGCTGGCCGAGTGGGTCCGCCGCATGGAGGCGGCGATGGCCGGCGGGCCGGTGCCGCTCGGCCCGGCCGATCTTGTGCGCACGGGCCGCGCGCGGGTTCTCTTGCGGCTCGATCTCGTGCGCCGGCTCTCTGTGGACGGATGGTCCCTCAGCCAAACGCTCAGCGCCTATGGTTGGCCGCGCTCCGGAGCGAACAAGCGAAAGGCGGGTGAGGCGTTGGTTTCCTCTTTGAGGGCTGCGCTCAGCGCGGCGCATGATAGGGCTTGACGTCCCCGGCCCGATTGGGACATGTTGGCCCAATCGTCGAAGACGTGCGCCCGGAGCCTGCGGCTTCCGGGCTTTTTCATGTCTCTCTGTCTCTCGCTCTTTCGGAATGTCTGGACATGCCGGTGTATCTCAGGTGACGAAAAAGATTTGCGCGCATCCCGGGTGTCCGTGTCTTATCGAGGCGTCTGATCGGTTCTGCGTGCAGCACAAAGCCAAGGCGCGGCAAAGCGCCGACCGCGCGCGCGATCGCGCGCGGTCGGGCCCCGTTCGGAGGTGGTATTCGAGCGCGGCGTGGCGCGGGCGGCGTGAGCGTCAGCTCGCAAAAGAGCCGATGTGCCGGCGCTGCGCTGAGATGAAGATCGCGCGGCTCGCGACGGTGGCCGACCATATCGAGCCTCATCGCGGGGACGCCGAGAAGTTTTGGCGCGGCGCTCTGATGTCGCTCTGTCAGAGCTGTCACTCGGGCTGGAAGCAGCGCCTCGAGGCGCGCGCGGCGCGGCCGGCGGGTGGGGGGGGGTGGTTCATTCCTTGGGGTCCTCGGCACGGAGACCCGACGCAACAACCAAATTTGGGCGAATTCTGAAAAAATGGGGGGGGGGGGACCAGTGAGTACCGGCCGGCCCGCGCAAAATGGTGGCTCGAAAGCGCTCGAGCGTCAGTATCTTGAGGTCGAGCGGCTTGCAATCGACAATCTTCCGCCGCCGCCCGCTTACTTTGGAAGCCGGGCGCGGAAGATATATGCCGAGATCATTCGAACGCTGGCGCGAGATCGGGCCATCTGCGAGGGCGATGTTGCGCTGATCATTATGGCGGCGCGGGCCTGGGAGCGGTGGGAAACGCTCGACCGCGAGATCAAAGCGGAGGACGCCGAGACGGCGCCGGGCAAGAGTGGCGGCGCCTATATGTCAGGCAAGGCCCAGGCCCGATCCGCCGCGCTAAAGGAATATCGCATGCTTGCTGCCGATCTCAAGATGAGCCCGCGCGCGCGCTATGCAATGACGGGAACGGCGCAGACCGATTTCCTGGATCTTCTGGCGCCGCCGAAGCCGGCGAAGACGGTAGAGGATGGCGGCCCGCTTGATCCCTTCCGTCCGCTTTCGATCGAGATGCCAGCGAGCCGCCCGAATTGATAGATCACGCTCAGATTGCGATCGATTACGCCAGGCGCGTAATTGATCGCAAAATCGTCGCGGGTAAGTGGGTTCGTCTCGCCTGCGCGCGTTTTCTAAAGGATCTCAATGAGGCTGAGGCCGGTATCGGCGCGTTCTGGTTTTCGCAAGAGGCTGTTAGACACATCTGCGCCTTCATCGAAACGCTGCCGCATGTCAAGGGCGACAAGGCGCGCAACCGAGAGCCAATCCGACTCGAGCCTTTCCAGGTTTTCATTCTGGCTCAGATAAATGGCTGGCGTTATCGGGAAAAGTCGATCGATGGGCGTTATCCTCGGCGGTTTCGAACTGTCTATATCGAGATGCCGCGCAAGAACGCCAAATCAACGATCCTGGCGGGTCTGGGGCTCTATATGACGGCGGTCGATGGCGAGGGCGCGCCGAATGTCTACAGCGCCGCGACGACCCGAAAGCAAGCCAGGGAGGTCTTCGGGGTGGCTCGCTCAATGGTCGATCGCTCGCCAAAACTTCGAGAGACCACTGGTCTGCGCTGCTACATGAACGAAATTCGCGGGCCGCACGATGCGGAGTTTTCGCCGCTCGCAAGCCAGACGGACTCGCTCGATGGTCTCAACCCATCCTGCGCCATCGTCGATGAGCTGCACGCCCACCGGAAGAGAGACACTTGGGACGTGCTCGACAGCGCCTTTGGCGCCCGCTCGTCACCACTTTTGGTCGCGATCACGACGGCGGGCGAGAATGTCAGCGGGGTCTGCTATGAAGAGCACACACGCACCCGGAAGATCCTTGAAGGCGTTTTCGAAAACCCGACATATTTCGGGATTATCTATGCGATCGACGAAGACGACGATCCCGGCGATCCTGTGGCCTGGCGCAAGGCCAATCCGGGCCTTGGCACGATCAAGAGCGAGCGCGAGTTGGCCGATCAGTGGATGAAGGCAGGCCAATCGGCTCAGTCGAAGGGCGAATTTCTGCGAAAGCATCTTGGCGTATGGACATCGATCGGCGCCACGGCGTTCGAGCTTGTTGGCTGGAACAGAGGCGCGCGGGAGGGTTTGACCATCAAGGATTTCGAGGGTCTGAAGGTTGTGCTCGCCCTTGATCTTGCGATCCGGCACGATCTTTCGTCGCTCTGCGTCGCCGCGGAGCGGCCGGAGGGCGGGTTTCTGGCGCTTTGGCGCCACTGGCAGACGGCGGCAATGCGTGATGCGGCCGGGAATGAGCATTTCGAGGCCTGGGCGCGGGATGGGTATTTGCGCATTGCGCCGGGCTCGACACAAGATTTCACCTTGATCAAGGCGGAGATCCTTGCGCTTGCCGAGCGTTTAAGCATCGCCGAGCTTCGATATGATCCGCATCTTGCTCATGATTTGGTTCGCGAGCTCGAGGCGGAAGGCATCACCTGCATCGAGTTTCGCCAGAGGCCGATGGAGATGACCGAGCCCATGCAGCGTTTAATGGGAGAGATTGCCGATGGCGAGATCGAGCATGATGGAGACCCGGTGGCGCGCTGGGCAATATCAAATGTGATCGCCCAGGAATACCGGGGGTCTGGCTTTGTGCGCCCGGAAAAGATGGCGCCTGCGGACATGATCGACCCGGCCGTCGCGCTGATCATGGCGCGCTCGCATTGGTGCGTCAGCGAGGCCCTCGAGGAGCGGAGCGTCTACGAAGACCGCCCGCCGATGGTGATGTGATGAGCAGACTGAGGCGCGCCTGGGCAGCGTTGACATCCGGGCCGGAAGAGCGCCGCATCTCCTCTTTGGAGGAGTTGCGGCGACTGCTCTTGGATGGCTATGAGAGCACGGGCGTCTCTGTGACGGATCAGAGCGCGATGCGCGTCGGGGCGGTGTATCGGTCGGCGCAAATCATCACCGGCGCGATCGCGCGCATGCCGGTTGTGGTGCGCGAGCGGGTTGGTCCGTCCGAATTTGCGCCGCGCCCGGACCATGCCATCGCCGAGCTTTTGAACCGGCGCCCCAATCAGTTCCAGAAGGCCTATGCCGCGCGCCGCCTGATCTGCAACCACCTTCTCTTCCGCGGGAATTCTTATTGGCGGATCGCCTGGGGCGTTCGCGGCCAGCCGACAGCGCTGATCCCGCTGAACCCCGATCGGGTGGAGGTGCATCAGAGGCCGGACCTGACGCTCGAATATCGCCACACCACCGAGGCGGGCCGTCAAAACATCTACGATCAGAGAGATGTCTTGCACGTCATGGGCATGAGCCTCGATGGGATTACGGGCGTTTCTCCGCTGACCTATGCGCGCGAGGCGATCGGGCTGTCTCTGGCAACGTCGCGTCATGGCGCGCGGACGTTCCGCAATGGGGCGTCGGTGTCGAGCGTGCTGACACATTCGACGGTTTTGTCAGATGAGGCGCGGGCCAATCTGCAGCGCGGGCTTGCGGAGTTTCGAGACCCGCAGCAGGCGGGGGGCACGCTGGTGCTCGAGCAGGGCGCCGAGTTGAAGCCGTTGGGGATGAGCCTGATCGATGCGCAATTCATCGACACGATCAATGCAAGCCGAACCGAGATCGCCATGTTTTTCGGCGTGCCGCCGCATTTGCTGGGCGACACGACAAAGCAGACGAGTTTCGGCACTGGGATTGAGAGCCAGACCCAAGGCTTTGCCACCTGGACGCTCGGCGATTGGATCGCCGCGATCGAGGACGCCTTGCGGGGCGATCTTCTCGGTCCGGACGAGCGGGCGATCGAGGTGAGCCTCAATGAGCGCGAACTCTTAAAACTTGACGAGAAAACGCGCACGGCGAGCCACACGGCAAACCTACAATGGGGCGTGATGAGCCCGAACGAGGTGCGCGCCGAGCGGGGGATGAACCCGCGCGCGGGCGGGGATATCTATTATCCGCCGCCCAATATGACCCGCGACGAGGGCGCCGGCGGGGCGCCCCTCGAGGCCGATGAGGAGGCAGATGATGCTGACCCGACCGAAGGCTGAGATCACGTTTGCGCCGGAGGCGCCGGCGCTCGATCGCTGGGATCCCGCGCTCGCCTTGGCGCCGGAGGGTGTGTCCGCCGAGGGCGGCGCGATTGAGGTTTTCGACGTGATCGGCGATGGCTGGGACGGGGATGGCGTCACCCTCAAATCCGTGCGCGCGGCGCTTACCGCGGCGGGTGGTAAGCCTGTTGACGTGTTGATCAACAGCCCTGGCGGCGATCTCTTCGAAGGCTTCGCAATTCATTCATTGCTGTTGGACTACAAGGGCGAGGTCACGGTCAAAATTCTCGGGATCGCGGCAAGCGCCGCCTCGATCATCGCCATGGCCGGCGCGCGCATCGAGATCGCGCCGGCGGCGTTTCTGATGATCCACAAGGCCTGGGGTGTCGTCATCGGCAATTCTGACGAGCTCCGCGTGATCGCCGAAGATCTGGACAAGTTCGACGACGCCCAGGCTCGGCTTTTCGCCAAAAGATCGGGGGCCGACCAGGCGCGGGTCGCGGAGTGGCTGTGCGCCGAGACGTTCTTTTCGGCAAGCGATGCGGTGGAGCACGGCTTTGCGGATGCCGTTATGGCCGAGCCCATGGCATCCCGTGACAAAAAGGGGGCGCGCGCCTTGATCGCGCGGCGCACCGTCGAGGCGGCCCTGCGCGGGCAGGGAAGGTCGCGCGCGCAGCGGCGCGCGCTGATCAGAGATATCCGTGAGGGCACGCCGGGCGCTGCCGACATGGATCCGCAGGGAGGCACGCCGAGCGCTGCCTCGGACGCCAGCGAGGCTGGCGCATTCATCGCCGGGGCAGCCCGGCTGATCGAGGCACTCAAAAGCTAAAAGGCTTTCCAAATGATGATGAAGACCAAACCCACCCGCGGTATTGTGTCCGTGCGGGCCGAGGCGTCTGCCGCGCCGGCGACGGTTCAGGACGCAATCGATCAGATCAACTCGGCCTTCACCGAGTTCCGGTCGGAGAACGACGCGCGCCTCGAGGCAATCCTCAAGGGGCAGGATGATGTTGTGCGGACCGAGAAAATAGAGCGCATCAACAATGATCTTTCTGTCATGCAGGCGGCGATCGACAAGCTGAACGCCCAGTCCGCGGCCGTCTCTGCTGGCGGAATGGGCGGCGATCCGGGCGCGGCGGCGGATCGCGCCTATGCAAAGGCGTTTTCCATCTGGATGCGCCGTGAGACCATCTCCGACAGCCTTAAAGCCCATCCGCAGGCGTCGCTTCACACGGGCAGTGATGGCGAGGGCGGTTTCGTGGTCCCGACCGAAACCGACACCATGATCGGCCGCACCCTGGGCGATCTGGTGGCGATGCGCCGGCTCGCCCGCGTGATTTCGATCTCCGGGTCCGTCTACGAGAAGCCGACGAGCACGACGCGCGCGGCTGGCCGCTGGGTGGCGGAGCGTGGGACGCGAGACAAGACCGCAGGGCCTGGGCTGAGCGTGATTTCTATCCCCGTTCACGAATTGTCTGCGGAGCCGGCGGCAACGCAGACGCTTCTTGATGATGCCGCGATCTCTATTGATGCCTGGCTTGCCAATGAAGTTGCGTCCACGTTTGCCGAAATGGAAGGCGCGGCTTTCATCGATGGCGATGGCGCGGGCAAGCCCCGCGGCATTCTGAGCTATCCCACCGTCGCAGATGCAAACTGGGCATGGGGCAAGATCGGCTTTGTGACCACGGGCAAGGCGGCCGGCTGGGCTGATACAGACCCCGAGAAAGCCTTTATCCGGCTGATCTACAGCCTGCGGCAGGGCTACCGGATGAGCGGTGCGGCCTTTGTGATGAACGAGAAGACCGCCTCGGCCGTGCGCCAGTTCAAGGACGCGACGACCGGCACCTATCTTTGGCAACCATCTTTCCAGGCGGGCGAGCCGGCGCGTCTTCTCGGCTACCCGCATTTCATCGACGACAACATGCCGGATGTGGCGGCGGACAAGTTCGTTGCGGCTTTTGGCGATTTCCAGCGGGCTTACACGATTGCCGACCGGATCGGCATTCGGGTTCTGCGCGACCCCTTCACCTCGCGCCCCGATGTCATCTTCGCCACCACAAAGCGTGTCGGCGGCGGGCTGACAAATTACGAAGCAATCAAGCTTCTGAAGGTCGCGGCCTGATCTTGACGCCGGCCCGGGTTCCGGGCCGGCCTTTCCCAATCTTCTCGACACAGAAAGGAGTGCGCGCGATGCGTGACATTCACAGCCATCTCACCGCCATCAACGTCATCGCCCCTGCGGTTCTTGACGAAAGCAGCACCCCGGCATCGATCGATCGTCAGGGTTATGAGGCCGTCGAAATTGTTCTTCAAATCGGCGCCGGCGGCATCACCTTCACCGCCGCGAATAAAATCGAGTTCAAGCTCACCCATTCGGACGATAACAGCGAGTTCACGGCAGTCACGGCGACGGATGTGCTCGGCGTCGAGACGGTGGGCACGGGCGGCATTCTCAAAGCTCTCGTGGCGGCGCACGCCGCCCCGGGTGTCTATCGCTTCGGCTATATCGGCGGAAAGCGATATCTGCGCTTCCTCGCGGATTTCGCCGGCACGCATGGTACCGGCACCCCGCTTGCCGCGATCGCGCTTCTCGGCGAGCCGGCGCTCGCGCCTGTTGCCGATCAGGCCTGAGCCGGGGTGCCCCCATGACGATGGCGCGGGCCGGTCTGCCCGACCCCGTACAGACGGCGGCGCCGGCGGAATTGCCGGTGACGCTGGCCGAGCTCAAATCGGCGCTGCGCTACGACGCGAATGATCTCGACGACTATCTCGAGCATTTGATCGGACTGGCGACGGCGCAGATGGATGGGGTTCGCGGCTTTCTGGGGCGCGCCATCGTCACGCAAGACTGGGCGCAGGATTTTTTCGGCTGGATCGTGCCGATGCGCCTGCCGATGCCGGCAACGGAGATCCTGGAAATCACTTATTCCGACGCAAGCGGCGCGAGCCAGTCGCTCGACGTGGCCGATTTCGATCTCGTGACGCGCGGTGTGAGTTGGATCACGCCAAAGTCGAGCACGGTGTTGCCCACGCTTGCCGATGTTCCTTGTCCTGTCCGGGTCGCGTTCCGGGCGGGGTTTGGGGGCGCCGCGCAGGTGCCAATCGAGATCAAGGGCGCCATCATGGTTTTGGCCGCGGCGCATTTTGATGGCGATGCGGAGGCGATCGGCAAGGCTGCGCTGCAGGCCGAGCGCGCGGTTCTGGGGCTGCGGGTGTCGTGGTTGTAAGAACGCGCCGCCAGGCCGGAAAGTACCTCGATCGGATCACGATCGAGCGCGCGTCCGCCGGCGAGCTGGATGCGGATGGCCAGGTTCCGGTCTTTTGGTTGACCTATATCGAGCGCTTTGCCGACATCCGGGAGACCCCCGGCAAAGAGCGCGTCGAGGCAGGGCGGCTTATAGAGGCGGCGACGGCGACCATCCGCGTCCGCCGAGATGCGGCGACGGCATCGATCACAGCCGCCGATCGGGTTCGCGCGCGCGGGCATCTCTGGCAAATCAGAGGGGTCGGCGATTTGCGTAATTCGCACCAAGAGGTCGAGCTTCTGGTCGAGCGCGGCGTTGCAGCGGGTGAGGGGGTGAGCTGATGGCGCGCCGCCGACGGCTCGAAGGCGTCGATGAGGTTGGGCGCATGTTTCGCGACATGACCCCGGCGCTGCAGCGGGAATTGACCCATGCGATTAACACGTCGGTCCATGAGATCGCCCAAATGCAGCGCGCGATTGTGCCGGTGGGCACCGAGGATGAGGAGCATATTCGGGACGACATCCACACGGATCTCGTGAAAACGTCGCGCGGGGTCGCTGGCGTCGTCTATGCGGGCACTAAAGACGAGACGCGCGATGCCGCCTATCGTACAGAGTTCGGGCGCGCGAAAGGTGGGGCCGGCACTGAGGGGCATTCGGGCACGGATCCAGATCCCTGGTTTTACCTGTCGCTTTCCGCGCTTTCGAAGCGCGCGCGGCGGCGGATCGCGCGAGCGATGCGCGCCGGCGCCAGCGCTGTGGTGAGGCGCCATGGCGGCCGATAGCACCATCGAGGTGCAGCGCGCCATTGTTGCCGCCGTGCGCGCCGATCCGGCGCTCGGCGCGCTGATCGGCGATCGCATCTTTGCGCGCCCGCGCTGGGACGCGGTTTTCCCGTTCATCTCTTTCTCGGGCATGTTGGGCCAGCCCTGGGACACAGATGACGGGTTCGGGTGGGAGTTGTTTTTGACCCTCGACAGTTGGTCGAGGACCGATGCGGGTCCGCTCGAGGCCACAGAGATCATGTCGGCGCTCGGCGATCTTCTGCATGATGGGCATCTCACGCTGGCAACGCAGAATTTCGTGTCGATGAGGCTTGACGGCGCGCGGCTCCTTTTGGAGCCGGATGGCAAGACTGCCCATGGGGTGCAGCGGTTTCGAGTTCTAACACATGGCTGACCAACAGGAGGACTGACGAATGGCAGCGCAAAAGGGGCCTTTGCTGAAGGTCAAGAAGGAGGTGACGCCGGGCGGCGGGACCTTCGCCGCGATCGCGGCGCTTCGCTCAAAATCGATCCGGATGAACAACAACCGCATCGACACCACGACCGACGAGGACGTGAACGTCGCCGGACAGAGCTTTCGAACTTATATCGGCGGGATCACGGATTTTGAAGTCACGGCTTCTGCCGTTCCAAAGGACGCCGCCTCCGCGCAGGATCTGATTGCGGATTTCAACTCCGGCACGGCGAAAAATTACCAGATAGAATGGGAGAATGTCGGCACATGGGAGGGCGCGTTCTTTCCGTCTAGCATGGAGGTCGGCGGCGAAGTTGAGGGCGTGATCGAAATATCCGATCTGACGCTCTCGAATTCTGGGTCGATCGCCTTCACGGCCGCCGGAGCATAATGCTATGGCCCGTGCAATCAATATCGAATGTTGCGGCGGCTTGCATGAGTTCGCTGCGACAATTGGTGTCTTGCGCGCAATTTCCCGTACGGCGCCCGTGCCTGGCGAGCTGATGGCACGTGTCAGCTACGGGATGGCGCCTTTCGAAGAGCTGGTCGCGGTGCTGCATCATGCCGCGGTGAACGGCTCGAACACGGTGAGGGCCGAGGACATCATCGAGGAGGAGGGTCTGTGGATGGCGCATGCTATTGCGGAAGACATTTTGCACGAGATGTTTCGGACGCCCGACACGCCGGGAAAGCGCCGGGCCGCGGCGGTGCGGGCGGAGCATCTCGCGGCGGCGACAGCGACAGCTTCAACGTCGAGCCCTACCTCCGGGTCGGCCATCTGATCGGCCTGGCGCCCTCCGAGGTTTTCGAAATGACGTTGGCCGAATTCGCCGTGGTGATGGAGGCGGAGATCGAGCGCGCGGAGATGCAGGCCAAGGCCGTGTCCGGTCGGCGAGGCGGGGAGATCGACGACGCGTTCCGCGCCGAGGCGCGGGCCTGGTTTGCAGAGGAGGCCGGCAGTGCCGGATGAAGCGGCGCTGCGCCTGCGCCTCGAGGCAACGCTGAGGCAGTTCTCGCGGCAGATGGCGCAGGCGGAGCGCCGCATGGCAAGCTCAGCGGCAAAGATCGAACGCCGCTCGGCGAAAATGGATCGCAAGCTCGATCGCGTCGGCGCCGGGTTTGGCAACGTGCTCCTGCGCCGCATGGCGGGGGCGACCGCCGGGCTCATCGCCTTCGATCGCACGGTCCTCGCGGCAGTGAAGAACGGCGATCGGCTCCGCCGGATCGAGGGACGGTTTGCCGCGATCACAGGATCCGAGCAGCGCGCGGCGGTGCAGCTCGAGCGCCTTAAATCCCTCTCGATCGAGACCGGCGCCAGCCTCGATGATCTGGCGGGCGCGTTGTCGCAATTCACCATTGCTGGCGACGGCATCGGCGCGACCGATCAGCAGGTCGCAAACCTTGTGGCGAGTTATGCCCGGCTGGGGCAGATCGGCGGCTCCACCCAGGAGGAGCTTGCAAATTCGGCGAGGCAGTTCGGTCAGGGGCTTGCCACTGGGGTTATCAAGGCGGAGGAGTACAACTCAGTCGTCACAAACACGCCTCTCATCATTAAGGAAATCGCGGACGCGCTCGACGTGCCAATTGGCAAGCTGCGCGAGATGGTGATCGCCGGTGAGTTGACTTCTGAGCGTGTTTTTGAGGCGCTTCTGAGTAAAACCGACGAGGTTAAGGAAAGGTTTGACGCGCTGCCTGAGAGTCTTCAGCTAAATTCCGGCCGGCTGGCGAATGCCTGGGCGGTCTTCACGGGTGAGCTCGATCGGTCTCTCGGTATTTCTCGTCTTCTTGCCGGCGTGCTGGAAGACGTCACGGAGATGATTGTGGACACGTCCGGCGCGCCTGCTTTGGCTCCGCAGGGTCCGCTTGGGCAGATGCGGGGGATCACCGCGCCCGGCCCGGTGCAAGTTCGAGATCATCATCCGGAGCAATCGATTTTCACCCAGCCGAGTGAGATTGAGCCCATCCCAGTAGAGCCGGAGGGTGACCACCGTTCTTCCGCCGCTCCGCCGAGTTTCGCCGCTCCGCCGAGTTTCGCCGAGACGGTTCTCGGGCCGTCCCTCGATCGGGTGACGGCGCTTGAACGCGAGGCGGAAATGCTGCGCATGAGCGCCGGTGAGGCCGCGCGCTATCGCGCTGAGTTCGAGTTGCTCGACCGTTTGATGCAGACCTATGGCGACAATCTGGCCGAGGCGCTCGACAGCGGTGTTATCCCGGCAGATTATGCGGCGCAGATCGGTGGGGTGGCCAGTGCGCATATGCGCGTGGCCGAGGCGCTGGAGCGGCAAGCGGGCTGGCAAGACTATCTCGAAGAGCGTTCGGAAGCCGCGCTCGACGCCACGCGCGAAGCGGCGGCGGCACAAGCGGCGCTTTGGGACAATGTGAGCCGATCCATCTCGGGCGCGGTCCAGAATGCCGACAGCCTTGAGGATGCGATGAAAAAGGTGGGCCTCGCGTTGGCCGATATCGTCGTTCAGGGGGCGCTTCTCGGCCAGGGGCCTGCGGGTGGGTTTTTCTCGCAATTGCTCGGCAGCGCGGGCGGGATCCTCGGCTCTCTCTTCGGCGGCGGCGCATCTTTCCCGTCCTCGCTCGGCGGCATCGGCGTCGGGTCTTTTGGATACGCCAAAGGCGGAGCCTTCCAGGGCGGCCGGGAAATCAGATTTGCGCAAGGCGGCGTCGTGTCGAGCCCGACATCCTTTCCAATGGCCGGCAATCGAATAGGTCTCATGGGAGAGGCGGGCCCGGAGGCGATCCTGCCGCTGGCCCGCGGCCCGGGCGGCCGGCTCGGTGTCGCGGCGTCGGGGGGGGCGAGTGTTCTCAATTACGCGCCCCAGATCACCATCGAGGGCAATGCGGATGAGCGGACGCTCGCCATCCTCGATGAGCGCCTTGCGGCGCATTCGCGGCAGATGACGGCCGATGTTCCCCGGATTGCAGCGAACGGCATCGCGATGTCGCCGCAGCTTCGCCAGAAGGTGCAAAGCTGATGGCGCAGGTCTTGCCGAGCGCATGGCGGGTCGGTGAGTGGCGCATTGAGGAGCGCCGCGCCGAGGTTCGATCGGACAGTGCCACGAGCTTCAGGGGCGAGAGTTACGATTTCGGTGGGCGGCAATGGGTGGTCGAGGTCTTGGCCGGCCCGTTCGCGGCGTCCGAGGTCGACGCCATCAATACCTTTCTGCGGGCAATGACGCTTTCGGAGGTGGTGGTGGCGACCACGGCGGCGCTGGTGGCAAGCCCCGACACGACATCGGGGCCGGCGGGCTCCATCAACTGGCGCCTTGCGCCGGGCGCCCCGCGGGGTCTTGTCAAAAACGCGAGCGCGGGGTTCGCGCAAGGCGTTCGGCTCACCTTCCTTGAGGACAAGGGCAGCTGATGAGAAATTTCTCGCCGGAGCTCGCCGCTGCCATCGCGGCGCCCTCTCAGCGGGTGGCGCTTTGCGCTGAGCTCCTGACGGCGACAGCGCCCTTGCGGCTGACCACATGGCCTGCGGATTTGGTCTATGAGGGGCAGAGCTATAAGGGTGTGGGTGATCTTCTTGGTGTCTCCGGCATCAGCGAGGAGGGCGATCTCTCGGCCGCCGCGGTCGAGATCACGCTCTCGGGCGTTCCATCGGAGCACATCGCGCGCGCAATGACCGAGGTGATTTACGATCGCACGCTTACGCTTCATGGTGTCTGGCTCGATGGGGCGGGGGCGGTGATCGGCGGGTTTCCCCGCTATGTCGGCCGCGCGAGCGTCTACGGGCATAATGACGATCCCGTCAGCAAGACATCGACGCTGACCTTGCGCACGGAGAACCGCCTCGTCGATTTTCAGCGCCCGTCCGATCGCAAATGGACCCATGCGGACCAGACCGGACTTGTCAGCGCCTGGGACACGTTTTTTGAAAATGTCGAGGGCCTGCAGGATCTCGATCTTGGGCTTTGGGGGGTGCCGCCAAATGCGCGTTGAGGATTGGGAGGCAAGGCTCGTCGCCTATCTCGCGGACGTGCGCGACCGGCCGTTTCGCTGGGGGCGGCATGATTGTGCCGTTTTCGCAGATGGCGTCATCGAAGCGGTGACGGGCGCGCCGCGTTTCGCGGACTGCCTTTCGGGCTATTCAAGCGCGCGCGGCGCGCGGCGGCGTCTGGCCGCGCTTGGTTTTGCCTCGCTTGCCGAGGCGGCGAGCGCGCGGCTCAATCCGCTGGCTGGCTGGGCGGAGGCGCGCCGCGGCGATCTTGTCGGCGTGCTGGGCCAGGACGACCTTGGTCTCGGCGTCGTGATCGGGCGCCAGGCGTTCGTTCTGGGGCCGGCGGGGCTTCATTTGATCGAGGCGCGGCGCGCCGCGATGGCCTGGGCGGTCGACTGATGGCGCCGGTCATCCCGATCATCGGCGCGCTCGCGCCTGCCATTGGCAAGGTGATCGGTGGTACGATCGGCCTTGTGGTAGGGCTTGCGGTCTCCACGCTGTCCACCGTCCTCGGCGCCGTCGTCGGCGGCAAGCGCCCATCCCGTCGGGACCCCGGTGTCCCGGCGACGGTGCGCCAGCCCATCACGCATCGGCGCATCGTTTATGGCCGACGCCGGGTCGGCGGCGTTCTGGTGCATGCGCAGCTTGCAAACAAGAACAACGATCAGCTTTTGATAGCGGCGGTCAGCCAGGGGGTCTGCCGTGGGCCGGTGCGCATTTTCTTCGGCGACGAGGAGGTATGGACGCGCACGGGCGAGCCGCAAAATGGCGATGTGGCGGCGTTCGGCACATGGCTGAACGGCTGGGAGGCCTATGCCGAGATCGAGTGGTATGACGGAAGCCAGACCACCGCGTCGTCGCGGTTCGTGGCGCTTTCGGGTGGGGATGACCGCCCGCTCGATGTCAATTCCTCCGCCACGCTGACGGCGCCGACAAATGTGAGGCGCGAATTTTTCCTCAAATCCGTCGAGGTGCGAGCGGCCCGGGGCGAGGTTCTGACCGAAGATCGGCAGTGGGTGCGTGTCGCTTGGGATCCGGCGACCGGGGGCGTGGTGTCTCGGTATCGCGTGGAGTATGACGTATTCGATGGGGATCGGGCGGTCGTCTTCGTGCCGGGCGATCAAACGAGCCTTGAAGTCGGGTCGTCGGATCTGGCCGCCGAGCGTCCCACGGTTGCGGCCGAAGACGCCGAGGGCAACTGGACCGATGCGGTCGATCAGGCGGGCGGCATGTCGCCGCGCTCGTCGACATGGAAATCGACGAGCGTGGGTGTCGGGGTCGCGTATTTCGCCGCGCGGCTGCGCTGGGACAAAAAGCGCCAGCGCTTTCCGTCGGGCGTGCCCAACATCACGCTTGAGATCGAGGGGCGGCGCGACATCTTCGACCCGCGCTCGGGCACCGCGAGCTACACCGCGAATGCAGCGCTCATCGCGCGGCATTATCTGCTCGATGCCGTGGTGGGTGGGCATGCGGCGGCCGAGGAAATCGACGACGCCGATTGGATCGCGCATGCAAATCTCTGCGATGAGCCGGTGCCGCTCGATGGCGGCGGGACCGAGCCGCGCTACGAGGTGCACGCCGAGGTGTCGGCCGATGAGTCGCGTGTCGGCGCGCTGACGGACATTATGGCGGCGGCGGCATCAAACCTGATTTTCTCGAGCGGGCTTTTCCGCCCGATCGATGGCGGCGCCGGTGTGAGTGTCGCGACCTATACCGATGACGATCTGCGCGGCCCCTTGACCACGACGATCGGTCGGTCGCGCGCGGACACCTGGAACACTGTGATCGGCGAGTTCGCGAACCCCGAAAACCTTTATGTGCCGGCGGAATACCCGCCCGTCACCGATGCTGCCTATGTGGCCGAGGATGGTCGGCGGATCGAGCGCACGCTTAATCTGCCCTTTACGGCCAGCGCGGCGGCAGCCCAGCGGCTTGCCAAGATCGTCAACCGTCAGGGGCGGCGCAAGATATTTCCGACAGTCCGCCTGCCGATGCGCGCGATCCAACATGAGGTGGGCGATGTCATCACATTGGCGTCGGCGCGCTATGGCTGGGGTGCGCAGGATTTCCGGATCGAGAGCATCCGCCAGGTCGCGATCGCCCCCGATCCCGGAAGCGACCCGTTAAGCGTCTACCCCATCGAGGTTTCTCTCTCGGAGGCCGATGCCGCCGAGTTCCAATGGTCTGCCGCGGAAGCGCAGGCGGCCAATCTGCCGGCGCGGGTGATCGTCGATCCGGTGTCGGTGCGCCCGCCCTTGAGCTCGACCTATGAGGTCAAGGCGGATGTTCAGCCGGATGGCGGGACGGAAGTTCGCACGCTCATAAAGTGGGAGGCCTCGCCGAGCGAGGAAGTCCGCCGCTATGAGGTGCAATATGAGGACGCTGGGGAGGTCACGACCGAATTCGCGACCGGCCTTTCGAAGACGGTGCTGGGCGCGGCGGCGGAGGTCTTGATCCGCGCTGTCGGTTCCGATGGGCGCCGCTCTGCCTGGGTGCCGGCCGCGCGCCTCGGCGGATATCAGGTGACGGATCCGAGCGCGCCCGGCCCGGTGCCGTTCGCGACGATGGTGGCCGATCTTTTCGGTCATGTAATCATCGAGGCCGACGCGCCGGCGGACACCGATTTCGTGCGCTTTGCGGCGTCCGTCGGCTCTCCGTTCCAATCCTTCGATCTCGCCCAGCCCTGGCGGATCGCGGATGGCACGCGGATCACCTTGGGCGGCTTGCCGCTCGGCGAGGAAAAACGCGTCTGGCTGCAGGCGGTCGATCGCACCGGAAACGTCTCCGACCCGATCGATCTCGGTATCATCACGCCGGGCTACGATCCGATCGCCTTCGGGCAATCGGGCGACGATCAGCCGCCCGCCGCGCCGCAAAACTGGACCGCGGTGAAATCGACGAATGGCACGGTAACCTTTACGGGCGACGCGCAATCCGAAGACGATCTCGCGGGCTTCATCCTCTATCTTGGCTTGCCGGGCTCGGCCTTTGCCGATGCGGTGCCGGTGGCGCGGTCGGTTTCTACCAATCCCGAGATTGTCTACACCAACATCGCGCCCGGCCCCGATTTCAGGTTTTGGATCGTCGCCGTTGATCGCTCTGGCAATGAGAGCGTGCCGCTCGGCCCCTTGGATGTCGCACGCGGGTTCATCTCGCCCGCGCCTCTCGATCTTGATGCGCTTGAGACGGCGGCGGCTGACACGGTGCGCCAGGCGGCAATCAATCGCGACGAGCTCTCCCAGGAGAAGGCCGCGCGCGAAGACGAGGACACGCTCATCCGCCAGGACATCACGACCCTTTCGGGCAAGGTGACGACGGCCGAGGGCGCGATCACAGCGATCGAGACTTTGAGCCTTGCGCCCGAAAGCGCGCTGCTTGGGAAGTTCAGCGAGATCGAGGCCAGCGTCTCCGATCTTGAAGGTGACGTTTCGGCGGCCGAGGCGTCGATCACCGCGATCGAGGCGTTGACGCTCTCGCCGACATCGGCGCTGGTGCAGCGGTTCGAGGGCATCGAGACCGATGTGGCCGGGGTTTCAGCGGATGTCTCCAACATCCTGGCGGTTTCGAACATCAGCGGCACGGCGCTATCGACGCTTCTGACGAGCTTCGAGACCGAGCTCGACGATCAGCAGGCAGGGTCTGTGGCCTCTGAGCTTTCGCTTCTCGTGGGCCCCGATGGCGCGCAGGCTAAGCGCGAGGTAAAGTTCAACCTCAATGGCGCGATTTCCGGCTACGGGCTGTCATCGACATCGCAGACGGATGGCAGTCCGCAATCGCAATTTATCGTCGATGCCGACGAGTTTGTCATCACGGACACGAACGGCGCGCTCACCGACAGCCCGTTTTTCGTGCAGACACTCACCGGTACGCGCGATGGCGTCGTCTATGAGCCGGGGGTCTACGCGCGAAGCGCCTATCTCTCGGTCGCGCAGGTCGGTACGCTTCAAATAGGCGACAATGCCGTGACGGTGCCGGCGGGTTCGAACGAATTCATCGTTGTTCAAGACAGCGGGTCCGATCAGACGGCGGCAAGTGTTTCGGTCAATATTCCGCAAAACGCCGATATTCAGATTGTAGGAATATTCACATCGGGATTTAGCTCAAGCACACGCAATTTTACAATGAAATTAAAAATGAATGGCGGGACTGTCGCGTCACAGGTCGTGTCTTTCCCTGGCATAACGACAACGGTTCTCGCGGACATCGTGAGCGCAAATGCTGGCACAAATACATTTGCAATGACAATTGCGGCAAATTTGGGCGCGGGCGGGATTTCGCTCTTACAGTCAGAAGCTTTCATTACCGTCGTGGCGGCGCAGAGGTAGCCGATGCCGAGATATGCGATCTACACTCCTCAGGACGGGGTGATCCGAAAGGTCATCACCGGTCCCGCAAACCTCTTGGTCGGGAACACGCCCGCGGGGCATGACTGGCTTGAAGTGCCTCAAGATGTGCGCCCGCGCACGCATCGGATCGAGGCTGGGTCGGCTGTGCCATTCGAGCTTGAGCCGACCGAGGCCGATTTGACCGAGCGCCTGCGCCAACTGCGCCAGGCGCGGATTTGGGCTGGCGTCGAGGTTTCGGGCGTTCAGGTCGACACGCGGCCCGAGGACATCTCGACGCTTCTCGGCCTGCGGGAGATGGTGGCCGCTGGTCTTATCCTGGAGCCGATTTCCTTTAAGGGCGGGGGCGTCTTTCACGACATCACCGCCGCCGATCTCGAGGCCATCGTGGCGGCTGCGGCGAACCATGTTCAAATGGCTTATGCAGCTGAGCGCGCGGTTTTGGTCCGCGTCCGGGCTGGGGCGCTGAAGACCTTCGCCGATCTCGACGCGGCTTGGGCGGCGGAGGCGGGGCAATGACGATCATTACGGGGTTGACCCGGTGCACGATCGCGCGCGGCCAGGTGTACGCCCGCACGTTCTACCACGCCGCGCCCGCGCATGACCCGCAGCAGCCAACGCCCGATCTGACGGGGCTCGAGGTTCAGTTCGAGGTCTTCGATCAGGGGGCGGGCCAGCCCGCGCAGATATTCCCGGGCGTGATCTCGGGCAACACCTACGCGATCAGCCTCTCATCTAGCGAGACATCCGGCCTGGCCGCCGGCATCCATCCATTGTGGATCAGGTGGCGCGACCCCGGCGACGGGGATGAGAAGATCGATTTTCAAAGCTGTGAGGTGCTCTGATGCCTGCGCCCGACATCAAGACGGTTTTCGCCGGCACGGATGGGTTTTACATTCCGGTGGCTGTCGGCGCGACGGGGGCGCCGGGCGCGTCCGGTGCGGATGGTGCGGACGGCGCCGACGGCGCGGATGGGGTTGGGATCGACAGCATTTCGGGCGTCGATCTTGGTGATGGGCGGATCCGCATCGACCTGGCGCTCGACGACCTGACGGTCGAGAGCGTGACATCGGGCGATCTGACTGGCCCGCAGGGGCCGCAGGGCATTCAGGGGCCGCAAGGCGTTCAGGGCCCGCAAGGCGTGCCCGGCGCGGATGGCAGCGACGGTGCGGATGGGGTGGGGATCGACAGCATCTCGGGCGTCGATCTTGGTGATGGGCGGATCCGCATCGACGTGACGTTTGAGGATCTGACAGTCGATAGCGTGACATCGGGCGATCTGACTGGCCCGCAGGGACCACAGGGCATTCAAGGGCCGCAAGGCGATCCTGGCGTCGATGGCGCGGACGGTGCCGATGGCGCGCCCGGTGTCGGCATTTTGAGTGTGAGCGGCTCGCCGATCGCGGGCGGCGCGATGCGCTTTACGTTCTCGAAAACCGATCTGACCGATGATTTCGTCGACAGCGGCGATCTGACTGGCCCGCAGGGGCCGCAGGGCGCTCAGGGCCCCCAGGGCGAGCCCGGCTCGGATGGTGTCGATGGCGCGCCCGGCCAAGCTGCCACCATCGCGGTGGGCACCGTGAGCACATTGGCGGCAGGCAGCCAAGCGACGGTGACGAATTCCGGGACAAGCTCTGCCGCCATCTTCGATATCGCAATCCCGCAGGGCGCCAGCGGTTCGACGCCGACCGGGACTGAACTCGTTACCGCGCTCAACACCGAGCTCGGCGGAACGACGTGGCAGACGGGTGAGACCGATCTCGCTTGGGATGCGGCGATGGGCACGGTTTCATCTTCGACCGGCACCAATGCCGTTCTGACCCTTGCTGATGCGAGCAATGCCGGGCTGATGGCGTCGGCCGATTTCGACAAGCTGGCCGCTATTGAGGCGGGGGCGACGGCGGACCAGACGGCGGCTGAGATCGCGGCGCTCATCGATGCGGATCCGTCTACCGAAGCCACGCTGATTGCGGCCCTGTCCGTGCCGAGCGCGCCGGGCGACATCGGCGCGGCGCCGGCCGGTCACACGCACACGCTGGCCGAGATCACGGATGCGGGCACGGCGGCGGCGGAGGATGTGGGCGCTTTCGCGACGGCGGCGCAGGGCGAGCTGGCGCAGAGCGCGACACAGAGCGTGGCCGGGGTCTCGGGCTCACCGAGCGCCGCCGCTCTGCGGGCGGCGCTCAATGTCGAGGACGGGGCGACGGCGGATCAGACGGGGGCGGAGATCGTCTCGGCCATCGACACAGAGCTTGGCTCCGCCGATTGGCAAACGAGCGGCGGCGCGGCGGGCGATGCGTCCTTCTGCCGGGTGCTGAACACAGACACCTCAACAAACTTCAACACGTCGAGTTGGACGGAAATCCCCCTTACGGGCAATGTGGTCGACATCGACGCCTCGGTGTTCGAGGTCGTCGGCAATGGTGTCCGGGTGCTGGTTAATGCGACGGTCGAGGTCAGCGCGACCGTCTCCGTCGAGTCCAGCGCGGCGCGCGCGGGGCCGTTTTTGCAATTCGCGGTTGACGGCGTTCAATCTGGCCCCGTTAACCGGGGGCTTTACGTTCGCAACACCCAGTCTTTTAGCAGCGGCGAGACGATCTTCTGGTCCTTCGATCTGACGGCGGGCCAAATCATCACTCTGCGCGCCCGGCAGGGCGATGTCACCACCGGCACGGCCAATCTCGTTGGCGTCGGGTCGTCCGGCATGGTTCTCAAGGCGGTGACGCAACAGGTCGTGAATGTTGCGGAGGATCACACGCACACTGTTTCTGATATCACGGACTTCCCGACGCTCGGCACGGCAGCGGCAAGCGATGCCGGGGACTTTGCCGCCGCGAGCCACGCGCACGCCCCCGGCGAGGTTGGGCTTGGCAACGTCACGAACGACGCGCAGATCCATACAGGCCCGGCGGCGCAAACCTTCTCCGGGCAGAAGAATTTCGGGGCGGCGCTGCTTGCAAGCAAATCTGGCTCGGTGACATGGAACCTGACCACCGATCAGGTCGCGCTTTGGCGGTTGACGGGGAATGTCTCGATCTCGCCGAGCAATTTGGTCGTCGGGGGAACCTACACCCTCATCCTGCAGCAGGACGGATCTGGCAATCGCACGGTGACGTGGGGGTTCCAGTTCCTGTGGCCGGGAGGCACGCCGCCCGATGTGAGCACGGATGCCAATGCCGTGGATGTGTTCTCCTTCGTCTCGGACGGAAGCTTTCTTTATGGCGTCGGGCAAGGGGATTTCACGTGAGCCTGGTTCGGCCTGTGATGCTTTTTTCTTCTCTTGGCGGCGGGGGCTACAGCATTGTGGATAGATTCGATAGCCCCTTTGTCACGGTGTCTCAATGGTTGAATGCGGCTTGGGCGACCGAAGCAGCGTCTTTAAATGTCGCGAGCAATGCCACCGCGATCTATGGGGCGAACGCGCTGGAAGTCACCCAGGCACGTAGCGGGCGGAGTTGTATTCTCTGGACCCAGCCTTTCTCAGGCGTGACAGATAATATGGAGGTTCTTGTTCGTCAGTGGTCGAGCAATTCCGCCTACAACGAAGCTGATATCGTTGCCCTTGCGTCGATCGGGAGCGCGCGCATCGATTATCGTTTCGCGTTTCGTGGCGGCGCGGGGGAAATCAAGATCCTTCGGGATGACGATCAGGGCGAAGCCGTCGTTGCTCAAGACTTGAGTTTTACGAGCTTTGACACGACGACCCCGCATTTCATTCGTCTGCGCCGAGAGCCTGGGCAGTTGATGGGAAAGATTTGGCAAGGAAGTTATACGAACGAGCCATCGAGCTGGACGCTTTCAGGCAGCGTTTCGGGCGCTGACGGCGTTTTTCCAGGTGTTTTTGGGTTTAACTCTGCTGGCACGCATTACTTGGATTTCATTTCGGTCACTATTGACGGATCAACAGCGGGACCCCCATGAGCGCTTTTGTAAAACTGGAAGACGGAACATTGTTGACGGCGAGAGAGGCAAGCCGCCTCACAAACACCTCGTCAATCGGCGGCGCGGACGATGCGCGCCTTTCCGAGCTTGGCCTCGCGCGCGCGGAGATTGCGCCCTTCCTAGGCACTTTCCACCGGCGCGGGGATCTTGTGTGGGATCTGAGCCAAACGCCCGCGCTTGGCTCCTACACACGCGTCGAGAAGCCGCTGGAGGAGGTTAAGAGCATCAAGCGGCGGCAGGTCTCCGCCCGGTTTGACGCCTTTGTCGGCGCAGGCTTCACATATGATTTCGGCGCCATCCCGGCGCGGGAGGTCGATGGCGCCATCGGCCCCGCCGGCCAGCGCGTGCTGCAGATGGACCCGCGGTCCCGGCAGGAATGGTCGACGACGCTTCTGCGCCTCAAGGGCGAGCCGGCTGATGACCCCGCCTTGCCGATCCGATCCGAGGACGATGCGCTGATCCTCGTCACTGCCGGCCAGGCGGTGGCGGCGCTGACCGCGCTGACCGATTATCTGGGCGCCGCGCTCATGGTTCGATGGGCGCATAAGGACGCCATCACGCTTTCGCCGACCTTCGAGGAGGTCGTCGCCTACGACATAACGACCGGCTGGCCGACATAGCCGCCGGCCCCGCCAGCCACTCACGCAACCTCAAACCCGACCCGAGGACCCGTCATCCGGCGGGCCTCTTCATTTCTTGGAGCCTGACCAATGACCAATCCCATCGCCTACAGCTTCGCCGTAACCGGCCGGTTTGGGCCGCCTTCCATGGGCGGGTGCGATCTGTAGCTTCCGTCCGTAGCGACGTCATTAGGGACGTCGCTTGGAGGGAAGACGATGCGTCAGCAAGTTCTGACAGACCCTGAA